AGCGATCCTAATATTGACAGTATTAAAAAGGGAATATTGAGTTCTGCTGCGATTATGTTTTTGCTTAAATTGGCTCTTAAATACATTTTGGCATAAGCTGGTGACGGCAAGTGGCGGGCGTTTTTGCTGTTTCCTGCTCCGGTTCGCCGTAAAATGAAATACGAAGATTAACAGCGTCAGTATTTCAGCCAGCTATTTTTTTTTGAGGTAATTATCCGTCAACTTAGGACGGGTTACTTTTTTTAGTTTAGTTTATGTTTTTAGATTTGTCAAGAGGTAACTATGAAACCATCCGATTTCGCTTCTGTGCTTCTTTCATGTCGTGACATTCTTCACATTGCTCATTTGAAAACTACTTCTTATGCAGCCCATAAGGCTCTTAATGGTCTTTATGATGCAATGCTTGATCATTTTGACAGCTTTGTCGAGATTGTCCAAACAGATGGTCTTTTGGAAATCAAAGGATTTTCTGTCACTCCCGTGAAGCCAGAAGACATTGTTGAATATCTTGAAGATGACTTTTTGACTGTTGTACAAGAGATGAAAGACGACTATGCGTCTGACATGTCTAAAAATGGTCACTTGGTCAATTTGCTTGAAGACATTGTTTCAGATACTAAGCACGGAATTTATAAACTCAAATTCTTACAATAAGAGGTGAATTATGCCACTTAAAAAGGGTTATAGCAAAAAGACTATCGGTCACAACATTAAGAAAGAAATGGCTGCTGGCAAGTCAAAGAAGCAAGCGGTAGCCATTGCCTTGAATGTTGCTCGGAAAGCTAGTAAGGCTGTTGGCAAAAAAGGACCAGCTAAGGCTAAAAAATCTAAGAAGAAGAAATGAAACCATGTCATCGTGCAAGAAGAAAGTGTCCTGTTTGTGAAAGATTATTTTTTTATGATAAGAAAAATCCAAAAGAAGTAAGAAGACGGTTTTGTAGCAAAAAGTGTAAAGATTTCAACTTAAAGAAAAACATAGTTTGCAATTGTATATTCAGGCGATTAAGAAGGAGCAAAAAGAAATGAATGATAACTTTTTCCTGAAAATCGGTTTATCTTTGCTGCCAGCATTTGGAGTAATTCTTGGATTTGCAGTTGCCATGTGGAATGATCCTGTGACAGAAGAATTAAAAAAAGTAAAAGATAACATGAAACCAACCATTATTTATAAAGAATGTAATTGTCACAAAGGAACCTACTAATATGGCTGATAAACCATCATGGTTTAATGCGATTCCGCAGACTACTGGAAGTACATCTCCAGATTCTATGGGATTCTCTCATGGTGGAGGTAGTCTTACTCAATCTTATCGTGTTGGACCACAAAAACTCAATGAATTTTTGTATTATTCATTAGGCTTCAATAGTTTGAGGAATGATGGATTTAGTGGCATTGCCCGAGAAACACCACTCGCTCATCCACAATTTCCGTTCACTTATGCCACTAGTATTGCTCAAATTACGGGTCAACAGTATACAAGGAATATTGATAACGAATTTTATACTCTCGGTGCAGGTAAACATTATACAGCACAGCCATTTCCTACATATCCTGAATATTTTGAATATGATGTAAATGTAAATTTTGAGCCTAAACCTTACATTGTTGCTGATGATAATTTCATCAAAGATCGTGCTTTCAGCGTTAGTTTTGTAGATGTTAATCAAAGAGCATATGTTTTTACAAATTGTATGCCGGAATATTTTCGATATACAACTTTGACTTATGAACCGAAAGCTGAATTTTTGACAATGGATGTAGGTAGTTCATCATTTTATGCTCCTAACAATCCACAATTTTCTGTTCCAAATTTGAGATCAGCAAGTACAGGAATGTATAAACAAATTTATAAAACAGCTAATGTAAAGCTTAAATGGCATATGGTGCCTTATTTTATTCAAAATGGATATGATTCATTGACAGGTATAAAATACAAAGTTGCTGCTGAAGAATTTGTTGGAAGAATAAATAACAGCAAATTTTATGGTTTTCCAGCCGGTTCTTTGTTGTTAGAATCATTTGCAACAACAGCGGTGTATAATCAAGCAACAATAACGAGTGCAGAAATTATAGCCGATCCGCTTAATGGGAATCGATATTTCTTCAAAGAAAATTTGTTATGCGACATTGAATTTGTTTTTTCCTATCGATATGACACAATTACCGAAGATTATTCAAATGTTCAAAAAACAAACTTGAATCAAATTTTTGCTGGGCATAATTTGTTCAAACGAGCAGCAAGTGATAAAGCAATTGCGATCATTAGAGCAGAAGATTTTAATGCATCTACAGGCAAAATTAAAGATGGGAGACTTGGATTGACATATGCCAGCGCACCGATGCAAGTGATATTTTCTGATCCACGCTGGTTTTCAGCTATTTATCAATGATGGAGAAATAATGGAAAATACTTTTTACCAATTTGGATTGCTTGGCATCATTATTATGGGTGCTGGTTATGGCATTATCCATTCAAGTAAATATCTTGCAAAAAAAGTAATTGAACCACTTACAAAAAAACATTTAGAATTACTTGATACTGCTATAGATTCGCTGAAAAATTTTGGCAATAGCTTGGCAACGCTGAATATGAAAGTTGACGATATCCACACAAGAATTAACGAAAAATTACGATAAATTATAAAAATAACAATAATTAAACAAGAGCCGGTTCATTCCGGCTCTTTTTTTTAGAAAATCGAAAATAAATATGAGGTTTGCATATATACCTTTGTGAATATCAGTTCACATAAACTCTTAAGTACCAGTTAATGGAGGAATATGTTTAATTTTGATGACGAAAGATTTATTGTTTTTACACCATCGCCAGAAGAAATTGCAATTTGTAGAGAAAAAGCTGAAAAAATGGGAGTATTAAAAAATTCTATCATTCAAGGCAAAGGTAATTTAACCGGATTTTTAGGCGAAATTGCAATACATAAATATCTTGCTGGCAGCAAATGGGAATCAAGTAATTCTTATGATTATGATATTATTTACGGCAAAAATAAGATAGATGTAAAAACTAAGTGGTGTAATGGTTTCCCGACTGTAGATTATGATTGCTCTATTGCAGCATATAATACAAAACAAAAATGTGATACATACATTTTTTGTCGAGTTTCATCAGAGATACCCAAAGATTTTGATAATCCAAGTAAAGTTTACCTACTTGGTTATATAAAAAAGGATGATTATTTTAAGTTTGCAAAATTGTGGCGCAAAGGTGAAGTTGATCCAAGTAATGATCATCTATTTACAGTTGACACATATAATTTGAAAATTGGAGATATTTATCCGTTGCCTCGCAAAAATAAATAATGGAGAGACGAGATGCCAGATATTACGATTATCAATAAATTTAGCACCAGCAGCGGTAATGTGCCAGCGTCTCTCTATACGGGAGAACTGGCTACTGATGTTGATGGCAAGATTCTGTATGTCGGTGGCGTACTATCTGGCAGCGTCAATGTTTTAGTCAATCCTTATGCCACTCCCTTAATCGGGAGTGGTGCTATTACCAGCGGTATGATTGGAGATTCTGCTGTCGTAAGTGGTAATATCGCATCTGGACAAATACAACAACCTCATCTTGGAACAATCACATCACCAACATCTGGCGCTGTATTAACTACTGATGGAACACAATTTGATTGGGCGATACCTTTTTCTCTGTCTTCTGGTTGCGTTCAATCAGGAATGATTGCAGATAATGCTGTTGTAAGTGGAAGCATTGCATCTGGACAAGTAGGACAATATCACTTATCAGATAATTCTGTTTATTCTGGTGCAGTAGCATCAGGACAACTAGGACAATATCATCTTAGCGATAATTCTGTTTATTCCGGTGCAATAGCATCAGGACAAGTAGGAAAATATCACTTATCAGATAATTCTGTTTATTCTGGTGCAATAGCATCAGGACAAATACAACAATCTCATCTGGGTACAATATCTGCCCCAACTAGTGGATACATACTTACTACAGATGGAAATGCATTTGATTGGATTATTCCAAATGCTGGAACTTTATTGACATCAGGTGTAGTTACTTCTGGTTATTTGGGAGACAATAGTGTTGTAAGCGGTAGTATCGCATCAGGACAAGTAGGACAATATCACTTATCAGATAATTCTGTTTATTCTGGTGCAATAGCATTAGGACAAGTAGGACAATATCACTTATCAGATAATTCTGTTTATTCCGGTGCAATAGCATCAGGACAACTAGGACAATATCATCTTAGCGATAATTCTGTTTATTCCGGTGCAATAGCATCAGGACAACTAGGACAATATCACTTATCAGATAATTCTGTTTATTCCGGTGCAATAGCATCAGGACAACTAGGACAATATCATCTTAGCGATAATTCTGTTTATTCTGGTAATATTGCATCAGGTCAAATACAACAGCCTCATCTTGGTACAATATCTGCGCCAACTAGTGGATACATACTTACTACAGATGGAAATGCATTTGATTGGATTGTTGTCCCGTCTACTTTTTCTTTGAGTTCAGGTATAATTACATCTGGTTATTTGGGAGACAATAGTGTTGTAAGTGGAAGCATTGCATCTGGACAAATCAGTCAGTATCATCTATCAGACAATTCTGTTTATTCCGGTGCAATAGCATCAGGTCAAATACAACAACCTCATCTGGGTACAATATCTGCCCCAACTAGTGGATACATACTTACTACAGATGGAAGTTCTTTTGATTGGATTGTTCCAAGTGCAGGATTTTCACTTACATCAGGTGTAGTTACATCTGGTTATTTGGGAGACAATAGTGTTGTAAGTGGAAGCATTGCATCTGGACAAATAGGACAATATCATCTTAGTGATAATTCTGTCTATTCCGGTGCAATAGCAAGCGGACAAGTAGGACAATATCATCTTGGTACAATATCTGCGCCAACTAGTGGATACATACTTACTACAGATGGAATTTTTTTTGATTGGATTGTTCCAAGTGCAGGATTTTCACTTACATCAGGTGTAGTTACATCTGGTTATTTAGGTGACAATACTGTTGTAAGCGGGAGTATCGCATCAGGACAAGTAGGACAATATCATCTTAGCGCTAATTCTGTCTATTCCGGTGCAATAGCAAGCGGACAAGTAGGACGATATCATCTTAGCAATAATTCTATTTATTCTGGTGCAATAGCAAGCGGACAAATTAACACATTCAATCTTGCAAGTGGAATCGTCAATAGCGGACATTATGCACCCACTTCTATAGCAAGCGGTGTAATTGCATCAGGTCAAATTAACAGATTTAATTTGGCAAGCGGAATTGTCAATAGCGGACATTATGCACCCGCTTCTATAGCAAGCGGTGTAATTGCATCAGGTCAAATTAACAGATTTAATTTGGCAAGCGGAATTGTCAATAGTGGACATTATTCACCCGCTTCAATTGCAAGCGGTGTAATAGCAAGCGGACAAATTAACACATTCAATCTTGCAAGTGGAATCGTAAACAGCGGACATATAACAACAAATGCTGTAAATAGTGGAAATATTAGTGCAAATTCTGTTATTAGTGGTAGTATAGCATCTGGTCAAATTGGAACTTACCATTTCGGAAGCACTACACCAACATCAGGTTATTTCCTAATGTTGAATCAAAATTTGGCATTAACTTGGTCAACACTTCCTACAACAAGTTTAACTTCAGGACAAGTTACAAGTGGCTATCTTGGTAACAACTCTGTTGTTAGTGGCAGCATTGCATCGGGTCAAATAGGACAATATCATTTATCTGCGAATGCTGTAAATAGCGGTCATATAGCTGCCAATTCAATTGCAAGCGGTGTAATTGCATCAGGTCAAATTAACACATTCAATCTTGCAAGTGGAATCGTCAATAGCGGACATTATGCACCCGCTTCAATTGCAAGCGGTGCAATAGCAAGCGGACAAATTAACACATTCAATCTTGCAAGCGGAATTGTCAATAGCGGACATTATGCACCTGCTTCTATAGCAAGTGGTGCAATCGCAAGTGGACAAATTAACACATTCAATCTTGCAAGCGGAATTGTCAATAGCGGACATTTTGCTCCAAATAGCATAACATCTGGAATTATTGCTTCTGGTCAGATCGGACTTAATTCATTATCATCTGGAGTAGTCCGCAGCGGTCACATAAATGTAAATTCAATCAATAGTGGTAATATTTCTGCTAATAGTGTAATTAGCGGATCAATTGCCAGCGGACAAATTGGAACTTATCACTTAGGAAGCACTACACCTACATCTGGATACTTTCTTCAGCTAAATGGAACAGCATTACAATGGAATCAATTAAACATAAATAGTGGAATTATTTCTTCTGGAACTCTTAATTTCCAACAATTGACAACACAGTCAACTATTGTGACTGATCATTTGAACAATTTTATTGGTGGTGAAAGTTTCAATTGGGTTGCTGTCACTCTTCCGGCAACAAGGACATGGACTGATGTTGCAGCAGGAATGAATATGTATGTTGCCGTAGACTCTGGAACAAATGCACCTGTTTATAGCTATGATGGAATAAATTGGTCTAATTGTTCTGTTTTTGGTACTGTTTACGCTGGAAATAAAAAAATTGTCTATGTTGAGAGCATGGGGACATGGGTTATCGTTCAAGATGGCGGTCTTAGTGTTGATTATTACAGTTATGATGGAATCAATTTTACGACATATGCAATTTCAAGTCCAATATTCGATACGCTTTATAACATAAGAAGTGTTGGTACGAAATGCGTTGCTCTTGGTGTAAGGACGGCGACTACGGGTGTTTGGGCAAGTAGTCATCTTACTGCCAGAGATTTTACTCAAGTGACAATGCCAACTCCAGCGGCAGGTAACTGGAAAGATGTTGCGTATGGAGCAGGAAAATATATCTTCATTCAATCAGGATCAACTGATCAAATACAAATATGGGATGGATCAGGTACATTTACAACAGCTTATTTGCCAGCAGCGATCACAGCGCAATATATCATTTATGGCAATGGAATTTTCCTTATTACAAATAGTGCAAGTACAACTCAATATATTTCTTATGATGGATTAAATTGGACTGCATTTACAACCGCAATTACCAATACATGGTATCCTATTTATTATGGTGGACAATTCTTATTGTTACCATTAACTGGTGGTAGTACGGCAGCAGAAAGATACATTGAGGGTGGTTTGTCAACCCCGAGTGGATGGACTGCTCCATCAATAAGCTATGGTGGAATTTGTGTCGGTGCAGATGCCATTGTCATCGTTCCAAGTACCAGTAGTGCAACCGGCTATCGATCTCCATCTAGAGGAAGAATCACATTAAAATGTGAATGGGCTGGAGAAATTGACAATCTGTATATAGGTAGACAATTCCCACAAAATGCAAGTTTCAAAAACATTTATGTAACATCTGGAATTTATGGCAATAAATCTTTTGCCCCAACAGCATCTGGTACTGTTGGACTATTTTCAGTCACAAGTGGAGCAATTACAAGTGGAGCAATAGCATCTGGACAGATTGGCTGGTTTCATGTAGGAAATGAAATAAGAAATAGTATTACCCGTATCAATGATTTCCGAATAGGCGTTCAATCTGGCGTATCAATAACATCTACTGACCAAGCATCACAAAGTACAATCTATCTCAATCCATATACTGGCGATAATATTGGTCTGTGGAATGGTTCATCTTGGCAATTATATAACACATCTGGAACTTGTGTTTCTCTTGCTATTACTGGTTTAACAAGTGGAAAACTATATGACATTTACGCAAGCCCGAACGGCGTAAATCCACAACTTACATTTTCTACTGCTTGGACAACTGATAATGTAAGAGCAGATACATTAACATATAAAAATGGCACTTATGTGTTGTCTACTGATAATACAAAGAGATTGATCGGCACAATTCGTGCTTCTTCTCCTACCACAACAGAAGACACTTTAATAAGCCGTTATATTGCAAACTACGACAACCAAGTTCCAAGACCGTTGTTTAACACAGACTCAACAAGTCACACATATTCATCAACAGTAGCAAGAATATGGAATAACACATCTGGCAATCAAATATTCTGGGTGCAATCTGTTGCTGGAGTCGGTGGTACTCTTAGCATATGGGGAGGCGTGGCTAGAACGGCTGGAACAGGATTTAGCATACTAGATGCAACGACTAATGCTGCTGCCGGTGCATATTCTGCAATATATACAACTAGTGCAACAACAGAATATCAAGGAGCGCAAATGGCTCATACTCAAGGTGTTCTCGGATATAATTATGCGTATCCACAAGAAAGAAATACTTTGTCTGGCACATTGCAATATGCTCTTTACCGTATTCATGCAACACAAATGGGATAAAAAATGGAAAAGAAAAAAAGAGAAAAGTGGAAACCGAAATTAACTCTTCCAGCGATTAAAAAAGCTTTAGCTCAGACTGATGGCGACCTTATCGCCAGCGCAGAATTGCTGCAAATTCCTCTGCGATCTTTGTTGCGTCATTGTACAGAAAACCGCAACCTTCGCATTATCATGAATAAATTTAAGAAATGGAATCAGCTACTTGCACAAAATAAATTGAGTCAAGCAGTAAAAAATGATGAACAATGGGCAATTCTTTTCACCCTAAAACAAGAAATAGATGAAGGCGAAAAAGGATTTAAGAAACCAACAATTCATGATATACCTACTCTATCAGATGAGGAGTTGCAATCTTACGCCAATAATGGTGATTGATTATGAGTAGAGGCGCACGAAATTTACTAAGAGAATTTTTTCATCCAGATCGTGGATTGCTGGATCGATATATGCGAACTCAGAAGAGAATCCATATTGATTCCGAAATTCGTAGAAGACAAGAAGCAAGAACTAAATTTTCTAAATTTATCAAATTTGTCAAACCAGATTTTTACATAAGTCCTTTTCATTGCAAAATCATTAAAGAAATTGAAGCCATGTTTACTGGTGACTATTTCCTCACTTTATCGTGTCCTCCACGATGGGGAAAAAGTGAACTATGCAGCAGATTGTTGCCAGCTTTCCTTCTTGGCATAAATCCATTTTATAACATTGTTCTAGCATCATATAGTCAACAATTAGCTAACAAGAATATGCGTGATGTACTGCGAGTAATGAGCAGTCCAGAATATAAGATTTTATTCCCAAGAAGCATCATACCTACAAAAATGGATCGCAATTTTATCGCACGACAAGATTTCACAGAACTCGTAAATCCTGATGATTCATTCAAAAAATCAGGCTCAATAAAAGGAGTAGGTGTTGGTTCTTCATTAACCGGCTTCGGCGCTCATTATCTTATATGTGATGACTTACATAAAGATCGTAATGAAGCTGATTCTGATGCTTTTCGCAATAAAGTAATAGAATGGTATCAGAATGTGGCAAGAACACGATTAGATGATATCAATAGTAAAGTTATTCTTGTCGGCACACGCTTTCATCCAAATGACATCATCGGTACTTGTTTACAAAACAAAACTGGAGACAAATGGCAAGAAATTAAATTGCCAGCAATCGCAGACAAAGATTATCCTGATCTGCATGTTAAAACTGATGAATCACTATGGGCAGATAAATTTCCAATAGATGAACTTAACAAAACTAAAGAATCTATTGGACTACAAGAATTTAACTGTCTTTATCTGCAAAATCCAGTCGCAATTGGAAACCTTGCATTCAATTTCATTCCACAATATACCGATCTTATGCTGCCAAGAGACATGAGACAAGCTTGTGTCATTTCAATTGATCCAGCACTCGGTAATAGTAAAAACTCTGACTACAGTAGCATCACAATCGCAATGCGCTGTCCACGAACTAAAAAGATTTACATTGATTCTTATCACGAAAGATGCAAAGTAGACGAACTCATTCAAAGAATCTGCGCTCTTGCTATGCAGCACAAGCCAGATGCCATTACAATCGAAAAGAACAATTTTCAAAGTCTCTTGCTCAATCCCCTTAATGACGCATTGCTGCGATCTGGTATCTATACCAGACTTCTTGGCATCAATAACACAGTCAAAAAGGAAACAAGAATCCTCAGATTAGCACAATTTTTGCCTAATATATTATTTTATAAATCAAGCATGAATGAAATTTTGGTCAATAATATCAAGATGTATCCACAAATACAATTCGATGATCCAGCCGATTCTTGCGAAATGGCAATCAGAGCGTTGATAGAAGTTGTTAATTCTAGTGCGGCGTATGCATAAAAAAACCGCTGTAATCGAAACTACAGCGGCTTAAAGTTATAATTTATTTATGAAGTTATTTAATTAGTCTGGACTTATGTCCAACATAATTATCGATGATTTTTCCAATCGTAATTTGTTTTGAACAATTTGTTTGATTTTCTATTATCTTCATAATCTCGAAAGTTTTTGATCACATAATGAACCCATGTTGAAAATTTACCTTTATCTTCGCTATAACAATGTAAATATTGCAAACATCTTAAAGCGCACATCTGTAACCAGTCTTCTCTATCGTGAAATCTGCTGCTATATGTGTGTGCTGCATGATAAATGGCTCTGATGTTAGTATCATAAATTTCTCTATTAGTCATTTTTCCTCCAACTGTATGTAGTGGAGTATGTTTAATTTTTTTTCTTGATAAATAAAAAAATCACCCGCTAATCTTTCGACTAGCGGGTGATGGAGAAAGAACGAACGAAACAGCAGACACCTATATTATAATGACAACAATAATTTTTTCAAGTCAATCTTGATATTTTTCTAAAATTATATTATTTATCGGCAGCCGTCAACTAAGGACGGGTTACTTTTGCATACTAACTTACTTGGCGACAAAGTCAATGATAATTTTTTGTTAATCCGTCTCACTTTCTGATCCATGATCTCATTCTTTTCTACCATCAGACAAAAATGTGCGCAAGACAACCAGAGATCAACACAATCCAACATATTTGGTTTTTCAGATGCATTGATCTTTTTGCGAACATCAATTATTTGCGTCACGACAGGAGCTAATTCGTTACAATCAATGGTAGCCAATTCTTCTGCCATAGCATCGACAGCAGCAATCAACTCCCTAATTGCTTCGCCAATCTCGTATTTAGAACGCAGATGTTTACTGGAAGCCGTAAATGTGCGATGGACCAATCTTGTCTTCGCCAATGCAGAAATAAAAGCTGTAATGTAATCGTGTGACTTGTTAATGGCTAAATTATTTTTCTCAATCACAGCCTTGATATAGTTGTTCGTTATGCCTACACCGTTAAAAGCCTTGTAGATAACGACTGACACAAGCTTCGCAACATCATTGATATTGTTGTTCCCCTTAATATGTTCCATAAATTGAACATCTTTGAGGATTTGCAATACTTTGCCTTCGATGGCAGAACTAGTAAATGTCGCCATGCCAGTCTCTACCAGACGCAACATATTATTCGAATATTCTGGATTATTCTTCACAATCTTCTTCATCATTGTGTTTTCTTTGTCGTACAACCATGCTCTTTCAACAATGTTTTCTATTTCAGCATGAGTTAAATCAAATCTTTGCACTAAAACGGACTTCCACAGCCAATCAGCAATGTAAGAATGATTGTGCCCATATGCCATCAGTAACTTTGCAACGCCAGAAAGATAATGAAATGACATTGTCGTGTTGCTGTGACCAACATAAGTATTGCTGCGACCTGTCGCCATAAAGTAGCGAACATCGCTGTACCAATTGCTCCTAAAATTGCCACGCTTACTTGGCGTAACAACTGAACAAACTTCCTCAATCATAGTCTCATCAAACAAATCAACTTCATTAGCAGCACTTACAACTTCATCTTTTCGCTCATCAACCTGATGAATAACACTAGGAATTGAAACATTGTGCGCTCTGAACCCCCAATCTAACATCCAATCATAACAATCTTCAGTTATAGTCAACTCAGCATCATCATCCCACAATGCGCTCTCAATGTCACAAATGTCATAATATTGAAGCAAATTACCAAACAAACAACAAGGACGAGACCGATCAAACGGTAATCTCATTCCCTTTTTGATATTCGGTGATATAAAATCAATGCGATCACGATTCTTCATTCCAGAAATTCTATCATTCGCTAATTGCTGAATATCACGAACCGACATCGGTTTACTTAAAACTAACAAATATTGAACTGACTGCTTACTAATGTTTTGCGGAATCATTCTTTTAACATTAGAATCACCTAAGTCTTTGTGATAAAACAAGTTATGTAATTCCAATGCCGTTTCACGCATTGTTCTGCCATGATTTTCATCAATATCTCGGCTTGTATCGACATCAATGCTTAAGAATGAATACTTTTCATCCAAGTTATTGGCAATTAAACCAAATCTGACTTCACTTCCGTTAATGACAATTTCTTTTGGCAATCGTTTATTTGCCTCTTTTAACTTCTTTTGTTCAGTACGACTCAGAAAACATTCTTTGCCTTCTTCATTGCCTGTAATATGAGTCCAATAATCAGTTAGCTCAAATATATTTCCTTTTGTAACGCCAAGTGTGTTCCAATTGCTTTCATCACACCAGCGAACAATAAATTGCTTTAATTGATGAGGCACAAAGAAATTGTAAAGCGCAAAACAGGATTTCTTGTAGTCTGGCAAGTCAATAGCTTTGCTCTCATCATATGCCGAAACAATGAGAGGCTTTCTTGTCTTATATGTCTCGTTAGTTTTGTAATTCTTAACAAGAGCATCATACCAGATTTTGTTTTTGTTGCCGTCTAGTATGTGATACTTCTTGATTGCTCTTGTACCAGACTTTACTGTCTTTCCAATTCTATTGAGTTGATCTAATGTTCTGTTCATTTTTCCTCCACTCTTATCTAGTGGAGATGCTTCAATTTTTCAAAATAATTTTGTTTCATTCTGTTTGTCAATCTACACCAAATTTCTTTCTGGAACCAATTACTGAATCAGTAAACAGTCCATATTCTTGCATCCGAAAGAATAACTCATTGTCCCATAAGACTTTACAATAACCAAATCCAAATGCAAAAACAACCGAAAATAATCTTGTCATAGGCATAGATACCATTATGAGGTAAAAAAATGAAATACATGAACCATTTCTTTGACCAGCTACCAAGACTATGCCACAAAAGTAAACTTGATATTGTCTTTGCAGGTTTTACTGACATTCAACCAAGTTATATAGATGAACATATCATAAGATATTGTGATAGTCAAAATAAACATGAAACAGTCATACTTTATGTCAATGAGTCAGATTTCAAAAGTATAGAAAGTTTAGCAGAATTAAGAATTTGTCATGCTTATTGTGTAAAAGATAAAAAATTGACAACAATACATAAACAACATTATCAACATACTCTAAAAAGATTCTTGCGATATCTTAGCGAAATAGAATTAACAGAACTTGATTGGAACGGCGACATTCAAAAACCATTATTCATGGATTCTTATTATGATCTCCATCAATTTTGCTTTACCGATGAAGGCACATTCACAGAACAGTTTATTTTCGTCATTAAACAGATTTGTTCACAAGCTGGCAAAGGACTCAAATTTCAAGAATTATTCGTTGCAGCACTATATATGTATTACAGAGTGACCGGAATTGAACCATGTATGATCGAAGGAGATCATTTCCTAAACTACGGCAGTAATACAAAATTAAGAAAATTGTCAATAAAAAAACTAAAGTCTATAATAGATACATTGTCCGTGCAACTTAATCAATTAGGAGACGACAACTAAGGTCGGATTCCTTGTTTTTAGTTTAGCTTTAGTAAAATAATTTGTCAAGGGAAAAGGAACAAAAAATGAGCGACCGCAATCATCCATTCGGCACCATCGCCGTAACCAACCTCGCCAGCCACCACATGATCGGCTTTATTCGCAATCTAGACGCAGAACAACCGATAGTCGTCAGTCTCGATGATTTCCAGAAAATGTATGCAACAATCCCACAAGACGGCGTAGTTACGATTCCGACTCCGTGCCAAAAATAGTATACGGTTTATCATCTTTGTATGAACGGAAATTCAGATAATTTATCCTATCGTTACAGAAATCTGCCACCATACATCTGGCAGCTATCTTGCCAAATAAAGGGAACTGATACGCTTTTTGTAACTTCTCGTAATACTTAGCCAATAATATCTTCTTTACTTCTTCCATACACGATATATCACTCTTTATCTTAGCACATATTTTTTTGTATAAAGGCTTATCAACACCGAGATAAACAAGAAGCCTCTCAATGTCAGACCGCAGATGCCATTGTTCGAGTGTCATGATTACCTGCGTCATTCAAGAAAAAATGATGCTATCCTGCCGACAACTTAGGTCGGGTTTCGTATTTTTAGATTAGCCTAGTTTTTTCCGAAAGTCAATGTATTTTTTTTTCAAATTATCCCAAAATACCGATAACTACATACTCTGGAGGTACATATGAATGATTTACTTTTAGTGAAAACCATCAAACTATTAGAATCTATTGATTTGAGATTGAAAAAAATGAATCAGAGAATGGAAAGTTTGCTAGACAAGTTGGAAAAATTCCCCTATGATAAGGACGGCAAAGAGGATAACACATGACTATGTTCACGATGATTCGCATTTGGAATGAAGCTAAAAAAATGGGTGACAAACCTTTTACTTTTGTCACTAAGAAAACTATATACAATGTGAAGAAATACAAAACTCCATTTACAGATGGAGATTTTGTTGAAGTAATCAATCAAGATACACAAGAAGAAATTTACATCCAATATGATCCTACTATTGGATTAGGATTATATGATGAAATGGATAATCCTATTGAATTTTCGACTAAATAAGGAGAAAAAAATGAAAGATGAAAATAAAATTATGATGACTGGCATCATTGCAATAGCAATTATTGCTGCTGTTACTATAGTGCATTGCTTCGATTCTCGTAATGATGTCAATTACAGAACAGCACAATTTCTAGAAATGTTTCGCTAAGGGAGAAAAATGATTAACATTGAAAATAAAATATCCGTCTATTTTATATCAGATGACTATGTCGGCAATAAACTTGTTGAACAGACAGAATTGAATAGATATCGTGAAATTAAAACACCACATGGCTATATCTATGCGAGTCAGTCAGATGCTAGGATTCATGACTTAATCATGCCTTACATCAAAAAATATAATCTACACAATGTCACGGGTAACATTGTGCTATCATATAATAGCAAAATAGTTGATGAAATCATGGATGCAGCATTAGTTTATTATGTACGAAAGAATAAAAGATTACCGGAAGTTGGTTCACCGATATATGATTATTACTTACTATAGCAACTAAGCACTAAATGTTCAATAAGTAGGCAGTCAGTAAATCTGACTGCTTATTTTTTTCAATTTACAAACAAAAAATTTTATAAATCGTTGTTAAAATGGGTAGTCTGCTGCGTATATATGATAGGTTGAAAATTAAGGGGGAAAATGTCTAGTGAAAAGAAAAATAAGAAACAAGCGAGACTTACTGAAAAAAGTAGGGAAAAAATGGAGAAGAATATTGCTGTAATTAAACATTCGCTTAAAGGAAAGCCAATAAATGAGGATATTTTGCAAGAAATTTATCTTGCGTTATGCCACAAGATGCTGCGCTACGATTCAACTCGTTCTCGTATTACTACTTTTTTACATTTACATTCTAATTGGTCTGCTTTAGACACATTTAATAGATCAAATAATAAAAAGAACATTAAAACTGTTGCGATTCCAGACAATTTTGACATGGGTGATGAAAAGGATGATCCCATTCGCCTATTACTTATCAAAGAACAAGAAGAAATCATCAGAAAGAATATTGATGAATTACCAATTGTCGCCAAGATCATTCTTGGTTATTTCACTTTCTTTGATCATAATATTAACCAAGTCTGCAAAGAACTCAAATTAACTCGAAACATCGTTCATCAACAATTAAATTTGTCTTATGAATTGCTCCGTGACAGCCTCAAATCATATTTCTTTGATGAATAAAAAACAAATCTGTATTTTATCATGAAAAAAATAATTATGTCAAGAGCAGTTTTTTAAGCTGTTCTTATTCGCTTTGTCACATTGTTTATTAGATGCCTCTAAAAGCGATTAAATTGGCAAAGGTGCCCATTGCCTCAAGATCGCATTAAAAACGCATTATAGGTCAATTTTGGAGGCGTGAATAAAAGCGACAATAAAAATAGAGGGCAAAAATCATGAAAATAGTTATTCCACACATTGATGTTCCACCGTCTATATGGAATTTATACAAGAGAAGAAGAAAGAATGCTGGATTGTGTCCTAGCAATGCTTACACGAAATGGAAAAGAACAAATCATGTCAAATTTGAGGAATTCAAACCAACCAGATTTCTTAACAATGTATGCGTAAGTATTCGTTTTTGGGGTGGTAAGGGAATTCGTGGTGATTTTGACATTGATAACAGAATCAAAGCATTACTGGATCAGCTAGTCAGGTCTGGATATATTGAGGATGATAATAAGAATGTGGTCAGAAAAATAAATATATCATATGAAGGTGATTTGAAGAAGGCTGAATGTGAGATTTATATTCGTGAAATGCATATTGCAAAGGTAAAAAACAAGCAGCCTAGCAAGCACAAATATAAGGAATTATACGATTTCCAATCATTAAAGGAGAGAGAAGATGCAAAGACTGACGACATCGGACACAAGGAACACAATAATCCAGACAACACCGGATTACAACAACATAACAGTCAAGAATAAAGATGTTCTTTGGGTAAAAACTACAGCAATAGGTTCAATAAACCTGCAATATGAAGTCGGTCAACCAGCAATCATGTGGAATGCAGCAGCTTGGATCGAACAAGAAGTTGATCCTTATGGTCGCCCACAAGATAAATTAGACGGCTACAAAGGTACTTTGTTGACCAATCCACTCATCGGCTCTAAAGCAAATGAGACATTTCAAGTAAATCAATTTTACTACATATCAAAAAGAATGGACACGCCTAGCGATTATTTCCAATTATGGGAAGTAATGAGTAAAGGAACAAGTGCAGGAGGTATCGATTCAGTTCAATGTATTGGAAATATTTTATATGTGGTGTATAACTAATGACTACGACATCTTTTAATTGTCATGACAATAATGCGATAAGTGAAGTTGCATTACCAAGACCATATCCTTGTTGCGGATTTAATGTTCCTCCTTTGTCTTTTTCAGGATTCTATACCTGTACTGTTACTGGAACTCCTACTTTTCCTGATGGCTGTCCTGCTGGTGTTACTCCAATTACATTTAACTTAGTTGGAGATGGATGCCCAACACTTGGATCAATTTTTTTATATACGGCATCAACTGGATTCTTTATTTATTTGTATTTGAATTTAAGATATGACTGTCCAAGTATTGACGGTAGTGATTATCAACTTATGCAAATTTTCTCATACGGATTGGAACAAAGTAAGACATGGAGTTGCAGTCACATCGCTGGAGGTGATTACAACTTCAATATGACTAGCAATTATCTTTATGATGACGGGATGGGAAACACAGTAGCATCAACAATAACAATTAACCAAGTGACATATGTATGACACAGACTGCACAACTATTAAAAGGGGATTGTTGGATTAGCGGACCAAAACCAGCCGGTGATCCTTTCCCCGTAATTAGCATGGATATCATGTTTTCTACAAAATCTCCTTTCTTAGGAGATGGTTTTCCAACTGCAACTGGATATAGACCAAGATTGTGCGACCCAACTGATGCGACAAAGAATCTGATTATACCTTGTAGTAAATTGCGAGGTCATCCGAATATTGATGGAGTTCCTCAATGGACTAAGAAACCAAATAGTATCTTATGGGGAAAAAGTTCAATCAATGAATTTGTTGACCCTACATGGTATTTTGATTTTACTGAATTATCTGCTTGGAATCCTGTAACTATTCCTAATCCAGATTATTTTCCAAATCCGTTAGGAATTATTCCAGAATTTTACGATGTTGCTGGACCAAAATTTAGTTATGCAAGTTGTTTTCAGCGTTTATATAAGAGAAATCAAAAACTTTTTCCCTTAATGAATCTCAATAATGTTCAATGGCAATATGCAACAGTAGGCGACAATACTTTGGAATATGAGAGAAGATGGCTTGCCAATTTAATGCCAGCATCGCCTCTATGGTGCAATCCAATTGATCAACCATTACTTGGTGAAACATATTATGAAGATGCTCATTATGATGGTCCTGCGCCATCTTTTGATAAAACACAAACTGCTTACAAAGCTAATTTCATTCCATTTTGCAATCCGATGAATGTTAGAAATAAACTTGGTGTGTTGCTAGGACAATTTGATGGACTAGGATTTCAAGGATTCTTTAATTATGCTGGTGTTTTAAGCCCACAAATACCTGAATATGATTACACTTATATTGATAGTGGCGCATTAGAACCACCTTATCCATATCTTGTCACATCAAAACAATTTTTATCATTTGAATTATGGATATATTTGTCTGGAGTTGGAATAAAAAGTCCAAGAATAGCACAAATGCGCTGGTGGTGGTATACGGATTTTCTTGATGGTGCTGGGTCATATGATCCTGTTAATTCCACAAACACACCATTTAATCCTTATTTGTTTTTTAATTGTCCATTTGAGAATATGTATGTAGAAATAGATTGCAATTTATATGATGAAACTACTAAGTTAATGAGAATACCATTGCATCAGTTACAAGTGGCGGTGAGAGCATGACGATTACATTTGCAGAGGCTAGGAATGTATGCGCCCCTGATTCAAAATGGGCTTATCCTGTATTTTATGAATGCAGTCTTGTTTGTACTCCGCTGGCATGGAGTTTTGAAATTGGTTCATTTAATTTTTCAATGTATAAGTATTCACCTAATTGCCCATCTACTGGTCTCCAGTTAAGTCGATATTTTTCCAATTATCCCGTAGTGGGAGTTACTTTGGGATGCACACAAGACCGAACTGAAGGAGTTTGGCAAGGTCAAAATAGTTACGCTCTTATTTCAACTCCTCCATTAGCATCACCAGAACTTGGATTGACACTTAGATTTACTTGCACAATGGTTGTTGATAGTGTTGAACCAATTTTACATATAACACTAAAAGTAGAGCGTTTGGTTCCTGCTTCCGATGTTGTTCCTTATACCGGCTTTGGACAATATGTTGATTGTTGCACTTATACATTTGACATGAAAAAAGATGCAACAAGTAAGACATTAGATCGTAATCAACCACAAACATTTATCACTTCAGGACCGATTGTTGGCTCTCCCACTCTACAACCTTTGCCAGAATGCTATTCAGAAACTTGTCCATTAGATTTTCAATATATAGATGCACAATTGATTCTTTATCCACGCAAATTTGGATGCAATGGCAGAGCAGAAAGATATGGTGATGTGGATTGCAGCCTTAATGCCGGTTGGAGAACTTTCGGTTGTTTCGCAGCTTATATTGAACCATTGATACCAGACACATTTTATCCTAAATGGGTTCAACTAGGTGTTAATATTGCCCCTCAACCTATTGCAGGTTGTACTTACGGCGCTGGATGTCTTAATGGAAGCATTCAATATGATCCTTTTGGAATTTTACCACCAATTTATTCCATAACTCCTAATCCGGCAGGGGATTGCGTTTACTTGCTGACTCTTGGATGTGAACATGAGGATGAAGGCACAGGAAACTTTTATAACAGCGTAAATAAGCAACAAATACAAACAGGCGTGACTCAAAGCGATGTGAACGGACTTGACTTCACTCAATATCAATATCAAATCGCAATTAAAAGCATCAATAAGCGTTCTCCATGTGTTTGCATCCGTGAGACAACTACAGAAAATATTTGGTATGTCGCTCAACCAAGCACAGTTAACTATTCATCATATTTTTATAATTCATCTGGTCATTATGTTGCTAAATTGAGTTTTGGTGATTGTTTAGGACAGCCAGTAGTAACTCTATATGGGTTAGCTTTTCCTGCCGTAATAGCAGCAACTAATTGCGTTGTCGGCGTTAATCCGCCTAACATCTTTGATCCTGATTACTACAAGAAAAAGGGCATTCTCGTTGATCCAGATTCATTGAATGTTCTTGGTTATAACAATCTTGATTCTAGCAATCTGATTGTAACTGAACCAGAAATATTCACACAAGATAGAGAAGAACCATTGCCTGATAATATTCCATATACAGATGTTTATGTTCCTAATACATCAACTGTTGTAAAAATGGAATCAAAAACACCAGAACAAGTACAAATGTTGCATCAAGCAGATGTAATGAAAAAGTACAAAAATCCATGCAAATATAGAAGTATTCAACCAATCAGGAAAGATTCAACTTGTGGTTGTGCTGGCGGTGGATCAAATATTTACTCATGCGAAGTATTCGGTGAGTGCAAAGTAATCACTACTAAAATGGACGAAACATTGAAAACTTGTGTTACTTGTGATCGCTACGAATTGCCGATGATTTAGGGGTAGACGAGTATAGATGTCATCTCTTGGAGGAAAGAATAATGAGCGTTAAAACAGTTCCCGCTTTACCCGCTAGGAGTTTGCCTTTAGCCGGTACTGATCTTTTGATTGTGGCTGATCCGACCACAGAAATCGCCTACAAAGCGACAATCTCAAATTTTCCTAAGCCTAATCTTGCTGACTTGCCTGATGTTAACATTTCCATGCCAACAGATGGTAATTTATTGCAATATTATATAAGTGATAGCAAATGGCACAATGTAAAAATGATAACTGGCGGAACATTTTAGGTAAAATTATTTTATTCTAATGCATAGATAATTAAAATAGGAGATCATTATGGCGACATTTTATGAGAACATGAGGAATTACTTTTTTGGCAATACTTCAAAAGAAAAGACTAAGCCAATAAAAGAAGGTTATGTTGCTGATTCCGGCGGTCTTTGGGGACCGAATATGCTCTGGACGGATTATTATAACCGTTCAGTCACCACTTCGATGGGTTATAACGCATTTGCTCCCATCGCTAATACAAGTGATCGTAATAATGGTCTTAACTTTCCTTATGTTTATAGTTTAGCCGATCAATTAACATATATTGCAAATTCACGATATATTGCACAGACAAATCCATATGCTGTTGGTATTTTGAATGGATTGAGTTCATATGTACTCGGTGCTGGTGGAATTACCTATACGGTCAGTTCTGATGATGATGATTTGACTAAATTGGTTGATGAATTGTTACAAACATGGTGGATGAAGAACAATTTTGATACATTACAGGTTGAGTTATATCAGCGTGGAATAGTAGATGGTGAGTATTTTCTTAGAAAGTTTCCTCAGAAGGATGGTTTTTTGAAATTAAGGACAATTGAGCCTGAGCATATTCAAATTCCTCCTGATCATGACATTTTAGCTGCTAGCATGGGTGTTGTATGTGAGCCAGATGATCCTCAGACTGTGCTTGGATATGGCGTTTATATGTATCGAGGCAGTAAAGAGGCATCTTCAGTTGAGTTTGTTGATGCAGATGAGATCATTCATGACAAAAAGGGCGTTACTGCTGCGATGAAGCGTGGATTGCCATGTTTTATCTTTGATACAGGTTTGGCGTTCATGAATGCAGCAAAATTGGCTAGAAACATTACAACTTTGAGTACAATTCAAAGTTCTGTGGCATTTATTCGTCAACACGCTGCTGCTACACAGTCACAAGTTCAAGATTTCATTGATAGTCAAAATACGAATGCTGCTCCTCCTTATCCTCAATGGGCTGCATCTAGTGCTTTTTCCGGCAATGGTTTTTATGCTGCTGGAACGATTCTTGATATGCCAAAAGCGTTGGAATACAAAGACCCGCCAAGTGCAGGAAATGTTGGTTCATACATTGAAGCATTGAATATGTGTCTTCGTGAATGTGGACGCAGGTGGAATGCTCCAGAATGGTTGATTAGTGGTAAAGGAGATTCAATCAATTTTGCATCATCTTTGACTACAGAAAGCCCGTTTTTGCGATCTGTGTTAAAAGAACAGAAAGATTTCAAGGAGACAGTCCAGAAAATAATGACAGCGGTGATTCAAAATTTTGCTGTAGCTGATCTCATTCCTATCAATTACAAGCAATATAACTTGAAAGTTGAACTTGTTGCTCCAAGTGTGGAGACAAGAGAATATCTTAAAGAAAGTCAGCTTAACAAGACTTATTTAGAAATGGGCATCAAGAGTCCTCAGACAATTGCAGCCGAAATTGGTGTTGATTGGCGTAAGGAACAAGAGAACTTCGCTTCTTTGCGTGAACAGCAACAAAAAAATGATGATAATAAAGAAAAGACAGTCTAAAAATTTTGCAAAGGGTAAATCATTATGGGTAAAACATTCAATGGAAATGACATTATTCTCCCGTTTGCGAATGCTGGAGTTGTTCTTGCTGCTCCAGTAGGAACAGAAATCAGTATTGGTGATTTTGTTTGTTATAAAAATGACAATACAATTATTCCTTTTGATGTCATTGAAGCAGGCGTTAATGATACAGCAGGAGCAATTGCAGCAAGTTTTGCTGGCGTAGCAATTCAAACTCACACATCTTGGAACTCAACTGGTGGTTATCCTAGCTTTCCAGCACTTCTTGGTGATTCATTTTATGGCATAACTGTAAACACAGAAGTCATTTACAACGCAAATTGTGATAGTGCGACATATTCATTTGGCACACTTGTTCAAGGTGTTGTTGGTGATCCTAAAAAGGTTGAAGTTGCAACTGGTCCTGAGAATGCAATTGGTTTCGTTATTGCAGATTATTCTGCTGCTCCTACCACAAAAATTAGAATTCGTTTAATTTCTGGTAAATATTCACCATATAGCAATCGTGAATTAACTTTACCTGCTGCTGGATCAATCACAACAAACATGATTGCATCTGGAGCTATCACGGCAAATCTTATAGCATCTGGCGCAATCATTGCTGGAGATATTGCTAACGGTGCTGTGACTTCAGGTAAAATTGCATCCGGCGCTATTGGAAGCGTTCATATCAGTTCTGGTGGAGTCGCAAGTTTCAACATCGCTTCTGGTTCAATTACGGCTAATCATATTGCTTCAGGAGCAGTAATCAACGCTGATATTGAAGACAATGCGGTGACTTCAGGAAAAATTGCTCCTTATACTATTGGAGCAATACACATTTCTAATGGTGGAATTCTATCCGGTAATATTGCTTCTGGTCAGATAAGTAACAATCATTTGTCATCTGGAGCAGCAATCGGTAATCTTGCTGCTGCCTCAATTGGCAACTCATTACTTGCCAATAACAGCGTTACTTCTGGCAATATTGCTTCTGGTCAGATAAGTAACAATCATTTGTCATCTGGTGCAGCAATCGGTAATCTTGCTGCTGCCTCAATT